TCCATGGCTTGATCCTTGGCGAGTTTCAACTCGGCTTCGAGTTTGGCGGCGCGGTCCTTTTTATCTTCCGCTTCGCCTTCCAATTTGGAGACTTCCTTCTTAAGTTTCTCCAGATCTTCCTCGATCTTTTCAATGACCGCTTCTGCGTCATCAGCACGCTTTTTCTGGTCTTGATAAGCCTTGATAAGACCTTCCTCTCCCTCGTAGTCAACGCCGTCCAGTCTGATTTTCTTCATCATGGAAAATCCCTCCTGATTAGATTTCGGACCTACTGTGTCCGTGTTTAATATCTGGATAGCGTCAGCACTATCCATACGAATCCTCGCAGCATCTCCGGCTCGGGCTGCATCCACTATTGCACAGTGGTTGTACCTGATCTTCCGTTGAATGCCGTCATAGGACATACCGCACCAAACTGCGCCGGGCTGAGCCGGCTCTATATCACAAAAATAGCCCATGGAAAGGGCTGTCTTACCTGCCAACACATCTGCAATGGCTTTCTCGTCCGTAATGGTCATGTCAATGGCAATGTGAAAACCATCGGAACCAGGCATCCCTCTTCCAAGCGGCTCCGGGTCTTTATGGGAGGCTGCCCATCCATCTACCCAATCAGAGGGGTTACTGCCCAGGCTGCCGACCTGATACGCTTTCACGTTTTCAGATGTAACCCTTTCCTCTGGATGGTCATTAGAAACTGGCTTTCCTTTCATGGATTCCAGGGAATCTTTGTCGAAAACTTCTTCCGGCAGCCGCAGTTCCCGGGTAATGGACCCGTCTGCGTTTCGATATGAAAAAACTCCTACGCTGGTTACAATGGGCCGGCCCTGCAAAAACCCTTCGTCAGTTTTTTTGAAGGGCGTTGTCATCCATCTCGCCGGGTCTAGCCCGTCTATGCGGTTCACATTTTTCTTTGTTTCAGCCGTTTTCACTGCCTCTCCTAAAAGCGGATGGAGGGTGTCGAACCCCCGTCCCTGGTTTGGAAAACCAAAACTCTACCGTTGAGCTACACCCGCGTGAACAATAAAAAAAGGCCCGCAAAAAATGAGAGGGGGGTTTTTCCCTGCCATTCTCTACGGGCCTCCGTGTGCTCGGTTCAGCCAAATAATACTTATACTCTGATTATAGACACTATATCCTGAAAGTTGTCAAGCACTAAATACCGAAAATCGGCACATATCGGGTCACTACGCTGTTTTACCGCCTTTTTGGGTAAAAGTATAGGGCAGGGTACCCGCATACGTCCCGTTACGTCCGATAGCCCTTGCCTTCTTTCCTGTCCATAGGCCCAGGGTGAGATGTTGGCTCTTTTTCCAACCGAATATTGTTTTCATAACTCACCCCGAGTTTATTTGCGGTTGCAGCGATATGAATTATCACCTTTCCATGGTCCACATTTCTCGCAACTTCTCTGATGGTTTCCAAGTGTTGATCAGTTAATTCCATATTCCCTCCCCTGTTTCCAATTTATATTTTTATGTTTTCAAGGAGTTTTTTCAGCTCGGCTTCTTCTACATCTGACATTTCCTTGAATTCACCAATGTCAACACCCTTTTTTGCATAAAACTCTTTTGCGGAATCCCAATTTTCCAATTCGGTTTTTTTATAATTATATTTGTAACCAGGTCCAGTTAATATCTTTTTACCTTTTCCCATAATCAATCTTTCTCCTTATAATCCCATCTAAATGAATGTGCTAATGCCTGACTTACACCTCTTGATACGAGTATATCCTTTTTTTGTTCTGACAGCATATTAAAATTCATATCTTCTCTTTCTTTCAACATTTTTGTTACTCTTGGTACCAGTTCTGCATACTTCTTCTCGATTATATTTCTCTCTGTAATAATACTATCATTATTTCTCTGCATTGAAAAGGTTATACCGCCAGCATTTGTAACACGGAATTCGGAAAAGGCGCTAATTGAACCAAAAGTTCCAAGATCCTCCGGGCCAAAACTGCAACCACTTGTATGAAAATGCACTAATCGAGCACTGTTATCACTCGCATTAAGTATTAGCTTTTCCGTTTCTGCTGATGGATCTGATGAACTTTTAGTTCCTCTTACAGGCTCAATAATTACATCGTCAATGATATATGTTCCATGCTCTCTCGTATTACCAGCCGCCATTCCCATTCTTCTTACATAATCGGTTTCTGTATCCAATGACTCAACCTTTTGACCACCCCTACTTGTGTATTCCCTTTCCATGCTCGGCAGATGCGGATCTTCTGGAAACTCCACACCTGGTTCTGCGGGATCTCTCACTGAAATAAAACCACTTTCTTGCATTTCTATTTCGTGATCCACCTCATTTACCAATTCCTGCCAGTATGACAGAGCCGTACACCGGCATTGTATGTCATACCCTGGGTGAAACTGACACCATGAAGCCGGCCGGATCTTCCATGTTTTACCGACATCGTCTGAATAAACCGTAGAATCTGCCCATTTGCAAAGCTTCCCTTCCATTTCTGCATGGGAGTCTCTGACCCGTTCATCTAAGGACGTAGACCATTCGTACAGATCAAGCCCCACGGCTTCCATCCGGGCCTGGGTAGTCTGCCCATTCAGCTTACCAATCTGATCCCGGGCAATCAGGTTTGCCCTGCCCCGGGTCATTGAAGCATTTGACTTCCTGATTTCAGCCGCAAGCTGCCTTGGGGACCAGCCGTTGGTCACTGCCAGCTCAGCCTTACGGTTTACCTGGTCGATGTACTCCGTTGCCATTTTACTGATAAGCCTGTAGTTTTCATCAGCCCATCTTTGCTTTGTTTCAGGCCACCAGCTTTCATAGACTGGAAACTCAACCCCCAAGTTCGCTTTCGCCGCCCTGTTCCATTGGTTTCCGCTGAATTCTTCAAGGGACTCAGCAATGTTGCTCAGGCCCATGTACACCGTCGGAGGCGTTCTCCTGGTATCATTATCTTCGATGGGCGGGATGTACGTTGCCAGCCAGCCATTGAGGGAGGCAATCATGCGGCGGAAACTTCCCCCGGGAACAGTGTCATTGCGGGTAAGAGCCGCGGAATCGCCCCTGAGAATTGCTTCCTGGTTATTCTTGAGGTACTGAGACACAAAGTCGGTCATGGGCTTTAGCCAGGAACGAACAGCGGCCGCGTACCGGCGTTCTGTTGCCCAGGGGTAGATATTGGTAATAGGTTTTTTTTTCTGGCGCCTGATTGCCTTGCTCATACGCTTGCGGTTTGCGTACAGAGCCGCTTTCAGCGCTTCATTGGTAAACTGGATCATCGGCCAACCTGTTTTTTCAGCTCCTTAAGTTCCTGCTCTTCTTCCTCGGACAATGTTTCCTTTGCTTCCAATTCAGCGATCCGTTCCTCGGCTTCTTCGTCCCATAAAAGGGCTTCGCCGTTAGAATCCGGGTCTTTTTCGTTTGCGGGATCAGGCTCAGCGTTAGAATCGTCATCTGGTTCCGCAACCGGCTCCACGGCTGGAAGCTGGTATTCTTCGGGGATAGGGATTTTATCCAGCTCGTCTCCGAATTGCAAAAACGCGGCTTGATACGGTTCCAGGATTCCGGCTTCAATGTATGTTTTCCATGTACTGGCAATTAATGCTTCTTTTTCAGCGTCCAGTTTTTCAAGCTCTGACTTTTCTTTGTCCGTGAGCTGCTGCAGGGGCCGGAACTCAATATAAGGCTCTTCGATGTTTTTCCATTCCGAAATTATCTGCACCAGACGGAGCAGGATCGGCTCAAGCATGGCGCCCTGTTCAGACCGTACCCTGTCATAGTAATTCCGCATATCGGACTCGCCTGTTGAATTAAGGCCGGCCGGGGACACGCCAAATAACCGGGTAATGGGATAGCCTGAGCATGAGGACACCATCATCATGTAAATATACAGGACCTCTGGGATGCCGGAGAAACTCACGTTTTCACGGATATAATCGTCCTCTTTGTCCATGTACATGGAATGTTACACGCTCCGGGCCAGATCGTTTAGCTCGACCCGTTTTTTCATCAGCTCTAAGCCGTCCGGCTGGGACAGAATATCTGCAAGATTCGCAAGCTTAAACTTTCCAACGGAGAACTCATCCAGTAATGACGAAACACTGCCAAGGGACGATCCCATTGTCCGTAAA